AACATTGTGGGGAGTGCGGTCCATGTTATATGAGACGAACCGCGTTTGAAAGGAACGAATTAGATGACCCAGTATTTGAATGAAAATATACTTTGCAGGAGCGGAGGCGTATCCTAACATATTATACGAAGAAGGCTGTCGTAGATTTTTAATGGCTTACCCATGTAAGAAGATTAAAGATTGGACAACGAAGGTAGACCTATTTGTTGACAGTGGAGCGTTCTCTGTTTTCACTGGAAAGAAAACTATCAATCATCAGGCATACATTGATTTCATTAAGGATGTAAATGCAAAAACATACGCAAGTTTGGATGTTATTGGAAGCGCAAAAAGGTCAAAAGAAAATGTAATGGAGGAACTGAAACAGGGATTGTCTCCTGTGCCCACATTTCATTCAGGCGAGCCATTAGAATACTTGGATTACTACATGGACAATTTTGAATTTATTTCACTTGGAGGACTGGTAGGAGGAAGCCAAAAAACAATTATGAAGTTCCTTGATAAATGTTGGAACAGAATAGCCAGAACAAATAAGAGCCTTAAGGTACACGCCTTTGGAGTAATGTCTTATAAAATACTTTCAACATATCCTTTTTATTCTTGTGACGGAACGAGTTGGATGTTGGGAAGCAAGAGGGGAAACATAATGCATGTGGGAGATTATGTGGGGCAATTACATATTAGAGGCGAACAGATCCAAAAATATATCGGAGCGGAGTTTCTAAACTTTGTGCATCATGTAGATACAAAAGAAGAAAGGGCAAAAAGAGGAAATATGAGGAACAGATATAACATTAGAGAATACTTAAAAATGGAAAAACAACTAACAGAACTATGGCAAAAAAGAGGAATAAATTGGGATGGATAGATGTCCCACTAAACAAACTACAGAAGGCTCCTTGGAACTATAAAAAAGAGGATGAGGAAACGCAACGACTTTTAGAGAATAACCTAAAAGCAAAAGGACAGATTATCAATGTGATTATCAGAGAGTTAGAGAATGGAAAATTAGAAGTAGTAAATGGAAATCATAGATTGACAGCATTCCATTCTATTGACTGGAAAGATAAGGTGCATTGTTTTCATTTAGGAAAGGTAAGTCAGGCAGAAGCCGAAACAACGGCTATCTCTACCAACGAACTTAATTTTGAAAAAGACCCCTTGAAATTAGCGTCAGTGATATCGGACATTATGAAAGTGTATACGATTGAAGAAATGACGGAAGTACTCCCTTACTCAAAAGAAGAAATCAATAACTATCAAAACTTACTTACCTTTGAATGGAACTTTGGAGAAGAAGAAGGAGAAATAGAAGGAGGAGATACATTTTCAGATGTAGATTTTACCCGACAAATTAAAGTTGCGGTCACAGAGGAAACATTTAAGAGGTGGAATGAGTTAAAGAAAAAGATGAGAACTACTTTGGGATACGATAATGAAAGTAAGGTAATAGAGTTCGCTATAATTGAGGCGTTGAATATTCCTGACGAAAGCATACAGTAATGGCAAGAGGAAGAAAAAGGGTACCTACAAAAATTAAAGAATTGAGAGGAACAGTTCAACCTTGTCGTGCAGTAGAAAATGAAATGCAAGTATCAGTAGTTTCATCTTTACCCGAACCTCCTCTCTGGCTATCAGAAATAGGGAAAGAGGAGTGGCTCAAAGTAACCGCTGAACTCTTTAACAAGAATATGCTTCATCAGATTGACTTAAGATTATTGGAAGCGTATTGTAATGCCCTTTCTTTACATATTGAAACGGAGATAATGCTAAGGGAGAAAGGAAGAATACAGGTATTCAAAAACGAAGACGGAACAATAAAACACGCACAGGCAGTACCGTATCAAAAAATTGCCAATGATGCGTTAGATAAGGCATTAAAAATAGCCACTCAATTTGGCTTTACTCCAAGTGCAAGAGCCACAATATCTCAGCCGAATATTATTCAACAAAATCAATATAACTATTTTGACTGAATACTATTTTGATAAAAAGGAAGCCGACAGGGCAGTAAATTTCATAGAAACATTTGTACGCCATGTTAAAGGCGAACTGACGGGACAGAAAATCAAATTAGAGGAGTGGCAAAAGAAGGAAGTTGTAGAACCTATCTTTGGGTGGAAAGAAAAAGAAACTGGATATAGAAAATACAGAACAGCGTATATTGAGATTCCTCGTAAGAACGGCAAATCAAGTTTGGGAGCAGCCATTGCTTTGTATATGTTGTTTGCGGATAACGAACGAGGGGCAGAAATTTATTCATGTGCAGGAGACAGGGCACAGGCAGCCATTATTTTTGGGATAGCGAAAAAGATGATAGAGTTTGACCCTGAATTATCAAAACGAAGCGAACTGTTTAGGAGTTCCATAGTAAACGCAGGTAAAGGAAATACTTACAAAGTTCTTTCTTCAGAAAGCCGACTTCAACACGGACACAATGCCCACGCAATTTTCTTTGATGAATTGCACACTCAACCTAACAGAGAATTATGGGACGCAATGATAACTTCAACGGGAGCAAGGACACAGCCTTTAATTATGGCTATAACAACAGCAGGTTCTTCAAAATTAGATGGAAATATTTGTTGGGAGAATCACGATTATGCAATCAAAGTAAAAGAAGGAACTATTGAAGACCCTACTTTTCTTTCGGTTATCTATTGTGCTGATGAGGATGATGATATTACAGATGAAAAAACTTGGAGAAAAGCAAACCCCAACTTTGATATAAGCATAAGAAGGGATTATATTGAAAGAGAAGCAAAGAAGGCAAATGAAATGGCGTCTTACGAAAACACTTTCAGGCGACTTCACTTAAACATTTGGACATCAACAGAAACGAAATGGATAAGTGATGCAGCGTGGATGGGAAATGATGGCAAACTTGATATGGAGTTTCTAAAAGGAAAGGAGTGTTGGGGTGGATTAGATTTAGCCTCAACAAGGGACTTAAGTTCATTAGTTTTATTGTTTCCAACGGAAGATGATACCTTTCATGTTCTACCTTTCTTTTGGATACCTGACCAAACAGTATACGATAGAACAATGAGGGATAATGTGGACTACTTAACATGGAAAAAGGAAGGACTTTTACTGACTACCCCTGGAGATGTTCAGGACTATGGATTCATTAGAAAAAAAATAAATGACCTTGCCGACATATACAACATCAAATCAATAGCCTTTGATAGATGGAATAGTAGCCAACTGGTAAACAATTTAGTGGAAGATGGAGCAGCAATGGCTCCTTTTGGGCAAGGATATGCAAGTATGAGTGCTCCCACAAAGGAGTTAGAAAAAATGATATTAAGAAAACAAATTATACACGGAGGTAATCCTGTTTTGAGATGGCAACTTTCAAATGTGCAACTTCAGGAAGACCCCGCAGGTAATATAAAAATTAACAAAGCAAAGTCCTCTGAAAAAGTAGATGGAATGGTAGCGTTGGTAATGTCGTTGGGAGATTGGATGACAGATACCGATACAGGGACTTCTGTTTATGATGAAAGAGGAATTTTAACGATATGAAATACACATTAGAAATACTATCCTTATTAAGTCCAAGCGGATATGATAGAAAGTTCCATGAGAATTGCAGGATAACGAACACTTATCAGGACGCATATGACTTAACCGAAACCGAATATGAAAGCCATTTTGGAAAAAAGCGTTATTCAAACTACGAGAGTTATCGTATTACGAGGAATAAAAGGATGAAAAAGCGTAAAATGAATAACGGTATTTAAGGGCGTTTTAACATATTTGTACTTAAAAGGAACGATAATGCCTTAAAACGAAGGAAAATAAGTAAAAAAGAAACAATGCTACACTTTATTATATAAAAATATTCGTATCATTGTCGTTCGCAAAATTATACCTCATTGGCAATAAGAGATTTTTTTAACCGCATACTTGGAATAGAAAAAAGGGAAGCCTTTATTGACGCTGCCCGTATAGCCCAGATAGCAGGTTCTGGTGTCGTTGTGAATAAGCAAACTGCAATGTCTTTTAGCGCAGTATGGAACGCAGTTAGAATTTTAAGCGAAAGTGTTGCCCAACTCCCACTTCATATTTATCAAAGGAACGCTAATGGGGACAGGGATGTACTTTTCAATCACAAACTCTATAATATAGTTCATACAAAACCTAATAACTATCAAACAAAATACTTGTTTATGCAAAAAGTTATGTATGAAATTTGTATTTATGGGAACTCGTATGTGTATATTGAAAGAACAAATGGTGGGGTACCTACAGGACTGTACTGCATGGATGCAGCAGAAATAGATGTAATAGAAAAAGACGGGGCAATTTACTATACCAATCACAAAGATGGACACACTTATAACTCTGAAGAAGTGTTGCATTTTAAAGGATTGTCCATGGATGGAATAAAAGGAATGAGCCCTATTGAACAATGTTCAAATAGTATAGGATGGGGTATTGCAGTTGAAGCCTTTGGAAATTCTTTTTTCAGGAACGGGGCAAAACTTTCAGGCATACTACAAACGGATAGGACAATGACGGAGGAAGCCATAGGAAGGTTGAGAAATTCTTTCAATCAAAACTATTCAAGCATTCAGGATAGTTTACAAACTATGGTATTGGAAGAAGGACTGAAATTTAATCCTGTTTCAATTTCAAATGAACAAGCCCAATTTTTAGCCAGTAGAACATTTGCGGTGGAAGAAGTGGCGAGGGTGTTTAATATTCCTCCACA